ATAAGTTTGGCACACTCCATACATGGAGCGTGGGTAATGAACATAGTAGCGCCCATACCGCTATTTGTACTTTTGGCCAATTTCGCAATAGCATTTGATTCAGCATGTAATACCTCTGGTTTAGTTTTTAATCCGTAACGAACATCCCGGCCTGCTTCTTCGTGCCAACCTTCGTAGGGATATTGTTCGTAAATCTCTTCAGGATCAAGCCAGCCGCCCGAACCTTTGTCCCATACTTTGTTTTCACAATCGTTATCCCAGCCTGCGGGCATACCGTTGTAACCGTAACTGATCACACTGTCATCTTTAACAATTACCGCCCCTACTTGTAATCGTTTAGCGTGGCTGAGTTCTGCTGTTCTTTCGGCCCATGCCATGTATAGGTCTATAAACTTTTGTTTCATATAATTTTTATCATGGCCGGTCCTGAGAGGATCGAACTCCCACCGTCGGTTTCGAAGACCGAAATGATATCCATTTCACCAAGGACCGATATATCTGGTGCCGGATGTCTGGTTCGAACAGACGACCTATCGCTTACAAGGCGATTGCACTACCGCTGTGCTAATCCGGCATAAATCTATTTACACTTAATCTGGTGTGGCTGGTAGGATTTGAACCTACAAGGACTGAGACTATGTCTAGTTCCTGTCCCCGCAGTTCGGAAACTTTGGGAGCTCTGCCATTTGCTTACAGCCACAATATATTATATACGAAACTATAGCAAAAGTCAAGAGCTACATCGTAGGTCCATTCCCATTTTTAAATCCAACTTCACCGCCTTCCTCTGTGATACGTTTGATAACATCCTCAAACAAGATCGGACGGAAGTCTGTCTGCTCAACGCATACACAATGATACCGTGTATCGATATCCTGTGTAGCAAATTCACCGATAGCACTTCCGGGTTTCATAACACGATTAGCGTGAGTATGACCGTGAATGTTAACACCAAAGCGGCCTAAGCTCTCGGGGTGCAAAGGAATGTGGCTCAAGATCATGCCGTTCATCACATGGTATGCCCGCAACTCGCGGAAATACTTGCGATATTCGTCATCTGGAAAGATGTCATGGTTACCTCGTATCAAAATCTTGTCACCGTTCAACCGAGACAATGTAGGCAACGCCTTGCGATTAATAACAACGTCCCCCAAATGGTAGACCTTGTCAGTGGGCTTGACAGTTTCGTTCCAGGCTTTGACCATGGCTTCGTCCATTTCTTCGGGAGTATCCCACGGACGCAATTTGGTCACACCGTCATTACGTGTGAAGTGACATACGCCCTTGTGTCCGAAATGTGTGTCACTAACTAAAAATACACTTGGCATATTGCCCTCCTTTCTTTAATAAGTTTCTTTTACAATTTTAAATTCTGTTATCGGATATTTTGCTTTGAATTCTTCTGTGTTAACAAACTCGTTGTATTGCTTGGCATTAAAAAACATGCGATGAAAAACTGATTTGTGATCCAATGTAGTTATTGTTAAGTAAACTGATTTTGCTTTGCCAGCCATTTGATATCTTTCATTGTTTAATGTATTATTATAACACCAAAATCTAATATTGTCAACCGTTCCAAATTTCTTTGAAACCCTCGTCGTTGGTAGGGTATTCAAAATTAGCAATCATTCCCTGTACAACTTCCCAAGGAATCTCTTTGCCAGGCCGGCTAGCCAAACGCTCTTTTAATACGGCTATTTCGGGTGTTGGGAACACCACAGCAATATGCCAATAGTCCGGAAGCATAGCAAACTTACGGGCACGACTAGCAACAGTAGTACTGGTTTGATCCCAAATCACATCACGTCCTGCTAGTCTAGCATCTCGAACTTCTTGAGCCATTAGTTCAACTGCTCGAGGCATGTAGTCCTTAAACACTTCTGAATAAGTTTTACCTTGCTGTTCAGCATACACTTCCACATGATGATCAGTGCTAACATACTCCATGCCCAAGATCCATTGCTGACTCTTAGTCCAAGTACTTTTTCCTGCGCACGGCACCCCGATTAATTGATAACATTTTGGCATTAGATGTCACCTTCTCTTTCTCTACGTGCTCGGCGCTCATCAGCTAAGATAAAGACCTTTTCGTTATTATCGGCCCAATCCGGATCAAGGGGAACACCGTTAACGGTATGCGTTTCACTTTCGTCGTATGTCCAACCTAGTGCCTTCATCATGCGATGCTTGACCAGCAGGTTAGGACTGCGGAAACGCTCTGTATCATCAAAGCCCATCATAACACCGACTTCGCAAACCGCACCCGACCTGCAAACACCTGCAAAGCAATGAACGACCACATTCATGCGATTGTCTAATGCGTGTTGTAACAAACGAACTAGCTCTGCGGCCTGTTCATGACTACACTTCATAACTTCTTCATCTACATGATCTTTGTCTTCAACATCTAGAAATTCAAAACGATGAACTTCTTTGAACTGATGGGCGGGAGTTGGCCACCAGCTTGTGGCAGTATCCATGATTTGTATCAGCATACTATTCTCGCCAGCCGCGTGATGGAACTTTGTTGGTACATCACTTGCGGCTATATTTTCAATCCATGGCATGTGCGATCTCCAATTTGTTTACAGGAACCAAACGAAAACATCCTTCGGTCTTGTCACCTTCTATTTCAGTTACGACTCTGGATTCTCCTGCGCCCGGTTGTGGCATAGCAGGACCTACGTCGAACCACTCTGAGCCCGCTGTCATGTCAAAGTGCTGTTTAGTTAATCTAAATTTCATGTTCTTTCCTTTTTCACCCGTCCGATACGGCTCGCTTTGTTCCATGTGTACGGAACTCCGTCGGGAGTCTTTCCGTCACGAACACTATCAACACCAAACATGCCGCAGACTTCGAAGTCATTTGGACCTGTTATGGTAACAAATTCGTTTACGTTTTTCGCATAACTCATAGCCAATGCTAGAGTATCGAATGATTTTTCTTTTATTTTGTATGTCATGTTACTATTATAACACTGGTTTTACCGTTTGTCAACCAAAAAAAAAGCCAAATCGTATAGCTATGCTACAGAGGATTTGGCCAAATTTGGTCCCGCCACCAGGAATCGAACCTGGATCAAAGGTTTAGGAAACCCCTATTCTATCCATTGAACTACAGCGAGGTTTGTTGACTGTCGCCCTTGGCGACTCGATAGTTGTCTCCGACAGAATCCGGGGTACTGACTTCGACGATCGTGCCTTCTTCTAGGCAAATAACCTGATGGGGCTTTAATGGTTCGTTATGCCAAACATCACCGGGATTCAACGGATCTTCATGTTCATTGGCTGTGACTGTATCAATCCATCGTACTAGAAATTTTCCACTCAGTACTAACCAAGTTTCATCTTTAACAGAATGAAAGTGCATTGAAAATTTAGAGCCTGTATTGAACTTTAAAAGTTTTCCACAGTATTTGTCGTTGGTAGCAAAGATAAACTCATGCCCCCATCCTTTTTCTACATAACCTTCTAGTCTTTCTGTCATTTAAACCATCCCATTTTTTCACCTGCCGCTTTTCTACGATCGGATTCTTCTCGGCTACCGGGCAATCTAACAGCCCAAAGTATGATTAGGGCAAAGAATATTCCTAATCCTAAACATAACTTCCAATTGCCTGTTCGCCAATATATCAAAATCAAACTAAAATCCATGCTCAAAAACATAGCCCATTTGGCCAAGGTTGGAAACACACGGCCTTCTCCCCAGTTCTTGATAAAAGGTCCAAACAGTTTATGGTTAAGCATATAATCGTGAAACCGTTTTGAACTTTTGCTAAAGCACCATGTGGCGATCAGTGCTGGTGTTGACCAAGGTAATCCCGGAACAAATGTTCCTAGATATGCTATTCCTAAGAATATCATACCTAATGAAAACCAAAGTGCTTTTTTAATTTTATCTATCATTTTTATGGAGCGGGTAGCGAGAATCGAACTCGCGAATAAACCTTGGCAAGGTTTCAGGTTACCATTACATCATACCCGCAATTTCCTCTTTATTAGGAGCATAGACGCCTGTGTGCGTTACAGTAACAGCACTAGCCTTGTTGGCAAACTTAATCGCCATTTCCACGCTCTGTGTATTTAAGTACTCGTAAACCAGTGAGGCTAAAAATGTATCACCGGCCCCACAAACATCTACTACTTCTACGCTAGCAGAAGGGTAAATCGTATCGTTGTACTTAGCACCTTTATTGCCCATAGTTACTATCAAACCCGACGGAACTCTTTCAGGGAATGATTTTGCTTGGCTATATTCCAGCGCATTGATCTTAATAAAACAACCTTCAAATCTAGCTAGGTCTGTTTTCTTTGTGTCTATAAAAATGGGGCCTGTAAACTCTTTTCTGATATTAACAATGTGTTCGTAAGTTAAGAATCCTTTATTGTAATCCGATATCACAATAGCATCATAGCTGTTGATATTAGTTGTTATACGTCCACTCCATGGAACAATATCAGGTTCATCATCTACTCTCAATAGATGCTGTTTTGAACGTTCATCAATATAACGAGTCTTTGTAATCTTTTGATTGTTTGTGATAAAGTCTGCGTCAACTCCGATCATCTTTAGATTTTCAAATACGTTAGCAGCCATTCCTTTGGTTGTGTAATTGTCGATGATTTTAATAACAGGAACCGGAGCCTCTGGGCTAAGCCTATCGCATGATCCTATGTAGTATTGATCGATACAACTATCACCTATCAACAATACGTTGAATGGTGTTTGTTGTTGAGTAGTCGCCGATTCTTTCATAGTATATTACCTTGTTGCAATACTGTTCTGCTATAGAGTTCTTGTCATGTTTCCAGTCACTGCCTTTAACATAAACATCGGGTTGATATTCTTTTACTATTTTGATTAGCTCTTCTTGACTATCAAATGTCATTACCGTATCAACTGATTTTAAATTATATAGGAAAAATTTCCTATCATTTTGGTTATTAATTGGTCTGTCTGGACCTTTCAGCTCTTTTACTCTTTGGTCAGTGTCAATTGCTACCAACAGCTGATCTCCTAAACTTTTAGCATGGTTTAATAATTCAATATGCCCACGATGGAGAATATCAAACGTACCATTAACCATTACTTTCATATATTGTTCTTTCTAATAAAGATATATCGGCACAGGTATATTCTTGATAGTTGCCCTTTAACACCTCGGGCATAGGTATATATTTTATATCTGCTTTGTAAGCATCAGATATTTCAGTTGCTACATCGAGGAATGATTTGGGCTTACCTGTTCCAACGTTCCATATACCGGATTTTTTTACAGACAAAAATTTCTCATGTGTATCAATAACTGTCTCGACGGGTACGAAGTCGCGTAGATATCTATTGCTACCTTCAAACACTTTTATTTGACCAGTAGTTTGTGCCTGTAGTGTAAATTGATGATAGGGACTGGCCTGGGTGCCTTTATGATCTTCACCTGGACCATAAACATTAAAATATCGAAAACCTTGTATCCAATAGTTATTCCAGTTTGCGTAGTCATGACATCTACGAGCGTAACGTTCGAACAGATACTTAGACCAAGAATAAGGGTTACGTGGATCGAGATTAGCTGATTCACTGAAATCTTGTCCTAGACCATAAACACTGGCACTACTAGAATACTGGAACTTAATTCCTTTATCCATACATCGATCTAAGAGACGACAACTAAAATCATAATTTTGTTTCATGATTTTTTCAACGTCTCTTTCTGTAGTGCTTGAGTTAGCACCAAAGTGCATAACCCAATCTACTCGATCTAGATCAGGAAACGGATCACCCCACTCACAAGTTTCTACTTTGTGATGTTGGGAGAAATACTTTACAGCATTACTCCCAATGAATCCCCGATTCCCCGTTATAAGTATTTTCATCAATACCTGTACGTATCAGATTTAAATGGTCCAGCAACATCTACACCGATGTATTTTGCCTGTGCGTCTGTTAGCTTAGTGAGTCGAGCTCCAACCTGTTCAAGATGTAGCTCTGCTACTTTTTCATCTAAGTGTTTGGGCAATAGATAAATTCGACCTGGATTGTATTTTGCTGGATTATTCCAAAGTTCGATCTGAGCCAATACTTGATTGGTGAAACTGTTGCTCATTACATAGCTGGGATGACCTGTAGCGCAACCCAAGTTAACTAATCTTCCTTTGGCTAGAATGATGATCTTACGACCACTTGGCATGGTTACATGATCCACCTGTGGTTTAATTTCGTCCCATTCCAGATCTGATAGACTAGCGATATCGATTTCTGAATCAAAGTGACCGATGTTACAGACGATGGCATTGTGCTTCATCTGTTCCATGTGTGCTCTTGTGATAACATCAATGTTGCCTGTGGCAGTTACAAAGATGTCAGCACGGTGCGTAACATCCTCCATGGTGACAACTTCGTATCCGTCCATAGCAGCTTGTAGAGCACAGATAGGATCTACCTCTGTGATACAAACTTTGGCACTCAGGGCACGTAAGGCCTGTGCTGAGCCTTTGCCTACATCACCGTATCCGCATACGACTGCGGTCTTACCTGCTATCATTACATCAGTAGCACGTTTGATAGCATCAACTAGGCTTTCTCGGCAACCGTA